GATTAAATAAACACCGAGCACCTTATCAATTACAGCGAGAGTCGCTTATTGTTGCTACAGTAATTATTTCTGAGTCTGAGATTAAACGAGCAATTCCTGATTACGATGCTTCTTTTGAAACAGAAAAACCTACTTACTTCAGAAAGATCTTGTATGAACTTGGATTAGACACTACACTAACCTTTAGTAGGCAAGATGGTCTTTGGCATCGTAATCGCTTGAATGAAAAAGTACTATGCAGTAGATACGTAGGCGAAGAAAGACAAGACGACGATTGGATTAAGTCAGGATATGCAAGTCAAGAAGCACTAGACAAATACTCTAGGAATAAAATCCTAGAAGATATGTACAGAACTAAATCCTTGACAAAAGATACACAAGAAGTTCTAGAGAGCAGAGATCACTATTCGGTTATTGATGAGTCAGTTTGGGAGTAAAGATGAGTATTATTAAAGATTATTGTAAAGATGCGCTATTTGATGAACTAGGGCTAAAGCGTCTTCGTGAGTCTTATATGAAGGATGATGAAGTATCTCCACAAGACCGCTTTGCTTTTGTGTCTGAGTCATTTGCATCTAATCCTGATCATGCTCAACGCCTGTACGACTATGCTAGTAGTCATTGGTTATCTTACTCTACTCCTATTCTATCTTTTGGTAGGAATAAACGAGGTCTTCCTATTAGTTGCTATTTGAACTATCTAGATGATACTTCAGAAGGTCTAGTAAATAATCTATCAGAAACTAACTGGTTGTCTATGATGGGAGGCGGTGTAGGCGTTCACGTAGGCATTCGAGGGGTAGATGAGAAGAGTACAGGTGTTATGCCGCACCTGAAGGTCTATGACTCTTCTAGCCTTGCTTTTAAACAAGGTACTACTCGTCGAGGAAGTTATGCTGCTTATCTAGATATCTCTCATCCTGATATTATTCAATTCCTTGAGATGCGTAAGCCTACTGGAGATCAGAACTTCCGTACTTTGAATCTAAATCATGGAGTTAATATTCCAGACTCTTTCATGAAGATTATTGAGCAATGCTTAATTGACCCTAAAGCAGATGATTCTTGGCCTTTGGTACAGCCTCATAACGGCAAAGTTACAGAAGTAGTTTCTGCTAAGATGCTATGGATGAAGTTACTTGAACTAAGGATGCAGACAGGTGAGCCTTATATCTGGTTTATTGACAGAGCAAATGAAGGTCTTCCTGATTATCAAAAGAAGTTAGGATTAAAGAATCATGGTAGTAATCTATGCTCTGAAATCAGTCTTGCTACTAGTGAAGAGCGCACAGCAGTATGCTGCCTTAGTTCTGTAAATCTAGAATACTATGATGATTGGAAAGATAATCCTTTATTCTTAGCAGATATTCTAGAAATGCTAGATAACGTAATTGAGTACTTTATTAAAGAAGCACCTTCTGTTATCGACAGGGCAAAGTATAGTGCAATGCGAGAGCGCAGCGTAGGAGTAGGTGCATTAGGCTTTCACGCTTATCTACAGAAGCATGGTATTGCATTTGAGAGTGCTCTAAGCAAGTCTGCTAATTTCAAGATGTTCAAGCACATCAGGACTGAATTAGATAAAGCAAATACTGCACTTGCAGAGGTTAGAGGATCTTGCCCTGATGCCCAAGAGTTCAAAGTACTAAAACGTAATAGTCATGTAATGGCTGTTGCACCTAATGCAAGTTCAAGTATTATTATGGGTAATACTTCTCCTAGCATTGAACCTTACTCTGCTAATGCTTACAGGCAAGATACTACTTCAGGAGCATTCTTGACTAAGAATAAGTTCTTGGATGAGTACTTCAAGTCTGTAGCACTACAAAAGCCAGAAGGATGGTATGACGACCAATGGGCTAATGTTACTGCTAATGACGGAAGCGTACAGCAACTAGAATGGATGCCAGATATCGTAAAGGCTGTATTTAAAACAGCAAATGAAATTGATCAACGATGGATTGTTGAACTATCAGGTGATCGTCAGGTATACGTAGATCAGGCAATCAGCACTAACTTGTTCTTTAGACCAGATGTTAGTGTAAAATACTTGAGTGCTGTACACTTCCAAGCATGGAAGCAAGGTCTGAAGTCTCTGTACTATGTACGTAGTGCAAAGTTAAGGAAAGCAGACAAAGTAGGACAGAAAGTAATTCGTAATAAAATTGAAGATGAGATTGACATCCAAGCACTTGTAGACAATACTACTTGCTTGGCTTGTGAGTAAATGATTTAACCAGAGTGGAGAAATCCCTCTGGTCTTTTTAAATTGCAATAATTGAAAATTGGAATTAAATATGAAATTGAAATTGACAGATTCCCGACTAAACTTTAAACCTTTTAACTACCCTTGGTCGTATGACGCATTCCTTCAATCAGAGCAAATGCATTGGTTGCATGGAGAAGTCCCTATGATCGAAGATGTAAATGATTGGAAGAATAAACTCTCAGAAGAAGAGAAGAAATTCCTTACACATATTTTTAGATTCTTTACACAAGGAGATATCGACGTAGCAGGTGCTTATGTAAATAACTACTTACCTAACTTCCCTCAACCAGAAGTACGTATGATGCTTTCTAGTTTCGCAGCAAGAGAAGCGATTCACGTAGCAGCATACTCGCATTTGATCGAGACTCTAGGAATGCCTGAGAGTACTTATAATGAGTTCTTACAGTACCAAGAGATGAAGGATAAGCATGACTACATCGAGTCATTCATCAAGCAAGATGAAAGTACAGCAGCACAACAGATTGCTGTATTCTCTGCCTTTACAGAAGGTATGCAGTTATTCAGTTCTTTCGTTATGCTCTTGAACTTTGCTCGATTCGGTAAGATGAAAGGAATGGGACAGATTATTGCTTGGTCTATCGCAGACGAATCTCTTCATGCAGAAAGTATGATTAAGTTATTCCGAGAGTTCGTAAAAGAAAATAAGCATATCTGGAATGATGATCTGAAATCACAGTTATATTCAATTGCAGAAAAGATGGTAGTGCTAGAAGATCAGTTTATTGACTTGGCTTTTGGTGTCTCTGAAATGCAAGGTCTTTCTAAACAAGATGTAAAAACCTATATCAGGTATATCGCAGATCGTAGACTAATCTCTCTAGGTCTTAAAGGTATCTTTAAAGTAAAGAAGAATCCTCTTCCTTGGGTTGATGGAATGCTAGGTACTACACATTCTAACTTCTTCGAGCAAAAGGTAACAGATTACGCAAAAGGATCTCTCACAGGCTCTTGGAGTGAAGTTTGGGCTAGTAAAGATTAAAAGCAAGGCTCTAGAACGCTCTCTAAGCGATTTAAATCAAAGGTTGATAGCAGCGTAGCCTAAAGACCTTAAATCGCTCCTAGAGGCTCCTAGACGCCTTAAAATAGATTTAGATTATATAGCATTGTATAGACGAAAAAATACCCACCTTGGATCGCTCCTTGGTGGGTTTTCTTTTATTTAAATTTTAGTTAAGCCTCAAGACCATTCTTGTAAGTCGCTTTACCGTTATTAAAGGTAGCAGTAAGAACTTGACACTTCAGGTCTGATGGATTATAAGATACATGAACCCAACCAGAGTTAGGTTGTCCTGCTTTATAAGCCTCTAGAATCAATTGTGTAAACTCTAGATTATGCTTAATCCAAACAGCAAGTTCATAATTAGATAAAGAAGAGCACTCGATATCAGCAGCCATTCCTTTACAATGATCGCTTGTAGTGCTCCCACCTACTGAAGAGTTAACCATAGGACTCCTGTACCCAGAGTTAACTTTAACAGCACCTAGAGCCTCTCTGATAGGTTGTAGAACCTTTTGAGTAAGTACAGTCAAGTTATCAATTTCTTTTTGATTAGGAGTATTGTCTAATCCTTTTCTGATTGCTTCTTGACTTTTGGTTAACTCTTCTAATGTAAAGTTAGTTGAAAGTTTCATTTCTTAATTCCTTATTTTTTTCAATCATAGAATTTCTATAATCTACTGCAAGTTTCCAAGCAATTTCTTTTCCATATTTCTTATAACTAAAAGTCTTTGTTTTCTTAATACCAAAGATATTGTAGTATTCTACAAAAGCAGCAAATAAGTTTTTACCTGTACGTCTTTCAGAAATTCCATTTATACCAGAGGTATTTGTAACCCTTAGAGCATTGGAAGTATGAACAATAGATTGCCTATTATTTTCAGAAATAGAAATCATTGATAAATTATCTATTTTATTATTAGATCTATTTGAATCTATATGATTTATTACTAATGTTTCATCTAGAGTTTTATTACATAATAAATATACAATTCTATGGCAACCGTATGATACTCCGTCAACTTCTACCATCCAATAATTATTAGATTGAGAACCTGCTTCCATTCCTCTTTTAGTCTTGTATCCTTTATTTACTTTCCATCTTAAACAAGACTTACTAGTTTCATCATAATAAAGCAATTCATTAAACTTATTATAATCTATAAATTTAGTTGACTCTTTAGTTTTTTTATTTACTAAACACCATTCTTTATTTTTATTTGATAAGTAATTACCTTCAGTTTCTAATGCTTTTTCTTCTGAAAGATTGTCGTGTACTATTTCTACAGTATAACCACCTGCTTCATTGACAATATTACGCCAAGATTCTGTTCTTTCTTTTCTATATGCGCGTTTAGTTCTAGTATTTCCTTTTCCAATATAAAAAACTATATTATTATCTTTTCTTCTGTGAAAGTAAACATAATAGTCATTAAATATCATACTAGTGTTCTTTTTTATTTACTAATAAGTTTGTTTTATTTACACTACTTTGTGAACTTCCAAAATAAAAATTCATAACAGTAGCAATAATTTGACCTAAAATAAATCCAGCAATTAAGTCAGCAAACCTAATATTTTCTGGAGCAATTGGTAAAAATGTTATACAAAAAATATATAAAGCACCAATAATAGACCAGAAAGAGGCTAAGTAATAAACAAACCTTTTACTGAATAAATCAGATTGATCTAATGCAGAAACCTGCATGGCTCTAGCATCTGCTGTATTTTTATTAGCCTGTTCAATCTGGAACTCTTCGTGTTTCATAGCAGACTCTTTAATCTCTGCTAACTTCTCTGGACTTAGACCACCTTGCGCTGTAGCATCAATCTTGATACCTAATTTATCTTCTACGTAGTCAAGACCTTTATCAATAACAGCCTGTGCTACTTTAGGCATATTATTTGAAAATAGACTCGATACAATTCCTGCAATAATAGGAAGCATTATATCTCCTTTGTTGAGTACTTTTAAGGACGAACCTTCTTGAGTATTTCTTCTAGTTCTGTAATTCTATCTCGCATATCATCAATGATCTTATATGCTTCACTTAGTTCTTTTCTTACAGCGTGTAACTCTTCGGCTAATTGTGTATTTTGAGAAATCAAAGTAGATAGTTGTTCTGTTTGTAATTTACCTATAGAAGTTACATTAGCGATATCTGTATCATTTCTTTTTAAGTAAAAAGAGAATAAGACAAATACTACTAATGCAACTGCTGTAAGATCTCCAGATGTAGATTTTAAAACATCTAATATGGTTGTCACTTCCATAAGAATCCCTTGTTTGTTTTATTAATAGATAATATCTGTAAATTTCTTTAGAAAAATCCAACCAGCAGGATTCTCTTCTGGGTCATTAATTTGTTGTAGTTCTTCTTTCATAAAATAAGAAGCATCTATAGTTGCTATTCTATCTGCTTTTAATTCTTCACATCTAATCTTTGCTTGTTCGAAAGTATCAAATCTTTCATATTCACCAATTAGATGATTAAAGCAGGTATAGCAAGTAACATCATGATCAAAAACCCCATCTCCATCTAAGTCACAAGTGTGTAAGGTATGTGTATTTTCACCTTCTACACAAATAGCATTGATATGAAACATCCAATTTTCTGAAGCAATATACTCATCTCTTTTTAATTTAAGTTCAGTTTCCGCTTCTTGTAAATTATCAAATAATCTATATTCTGGGTCAATATTCATACCTTCAATATCATACCTATTTGTTTTAATAAATTCTGCATTATTAAAAATAGTATCTCCATTATATAGATAGGTTTTAGCCCAACCCACCCACCATTGAGGATGAAGATCTAGATCTGCGTCTTCTTGTAACTTATTAACAAACTCTAATCTTGTTAATCCTGTATACCCTTCAGTAATTAATTGATCTACAATAATGTTACAGCCACCTACTGCTAGTAATAATTCTTTAGTAACAATCATACTGTTGCTCCATAAATAGTTCCACTATTAGTAACAGTTACAGTAAAAGTATTAAAGTCAATAGCCTTACCTGCTGCTGCCCCAGCAGATGTTGTAACTATAGTAACTCCTGTATTTTGAGTTGAGGCAGTTCCACCAACAGCATTTGCTGTTCCACCTGCACCAGAAAATGCATTAAAACTTGCACCAGTAGTTCCGCTCCATCCATATCCTGTACCGCCAGATGCACCCCATCCACCACCTCCTCCACCGGCTTTAGTAGTCATGTAGTTTGTTGCTGCACCACTACCACCTGCTCCGTCACCTTGTCCAACACCAAAGGTTGTAGTATTATTTACAGTTACTGCTGTACCACCTACACCACCACCTATAATTATCCTACCACCGCCACCCCCTGTAACACCGCTGCTGGTAGTACCATTCCCATCAATACCCGTGCTGTTAACTCCACCGGGAAGACCCCCTGCTAGTAGTGTAGTACCATTTGAAAGACTTCCTCCTGCTCCTCCTCCAGCACCACCCCCTCCTGATGCTGCACTTGAGGCAGTACTTACTACCGTTCCTCCATTACCACCACCTCCACCACCTCCTGCAATATATCTAGTTGAGGCATTAATAACCGTCATCCCAAATCCTGCTTTAAGAGCAGTACCACCTGCTGAAGGGGCTAAATAAGTAGTAGTATTTCCGTTACTTCCACCACCTGTTCCTCCACAGCCAATAATATAACCATTATTGGTCAACTCAATCTTATCTCCACCAGACCCTCCTGTTAAAGTAAGTCCCGGTGTTGCAACTGCTGTACTATAAACATATACCCCATTGCCAATAATAATCTTTACATCTGTATTACCTGCTGAATAAGTACCTGATACTGTACCACCAGCAGGTGCTGTTCCACTTGTTACATTTAAAGCAGCATTGGCTATATTTGCTGCAAAAGTATAAATAATAGTATTTCTTGAAAAACCAAGAGTCCTTGCTGCAAATGTCATTATGCGAATCCTTTCGATAGTGAAACATACCAGAAGCCTGTAGAAGATCTGTATGTCATAATCAATAAATCAACAGCATTTAATGCAGTACTAATAGTACCTACACCACCTACACCACCAGACCATTTGAATGAAGTGGGCCAGCCTAGAGTATAAGCAACGCTGGCATTCTGAGTAATGAAAAGATTAATAGTCTGACCGTCTTGAGGATTAGAGATAGTCCAACCTGCTGCAAGTACGTTACCTGTCATTGCTAGAGTAAATACATTACTTAGAGCGCAGTTTAAAGTAAATGCTGTACTACTTGTAATAGCACTTGTTGCTGTATATGCCTGTAAGAATTTACCAATAGCAGGAGTAGTAATACCAATGCTACCATTAAACGAACCATTAATTGCGTTTGATGTACTACTTAGTGTCTTAATACCAGTAATGGTCTGAGTACCTGTAGTACTAACATCACCAAGACCTGAAATTAAAGCCCAGTTGGTTGAATCTAAACTTGGATCTGTTACACCTGCACCTGCTACTTTTCTTCTATAAGTCAAGAAGTTAACAGGACTAAATCTATTATCTCCGAGTGCATAAGTTGTACCACTTACCCAGATAGTACAACCTGCTGTACTACCTGCTGCTAAGGCAGAGGCGGCTGCATTTGTCGCAGCAGCGGAAGCAATGCTTTGCTTAGAGTTTACATCAGTCTGAAGTACGTTTGCTTCTTGACCAAAGGTAGGAAGAGCAGTTAGAAAATCATCTGCTCTGTCAGAGAAGTTAGTAGGATCTGATCTACTTGGAGGAGTTGGTAATGCTGTAATTGCCATTTAATTATTTCCTTAAAAAGATTAAGTTAAACCTTCAACTTCTATTGAACAAACTGAGTAAGAAGGGTAAGAGATATTTGTTGAAAAGTCTTTATAGAAACCCCATACAATCAAAGGTTCTGAGAATAAAGGATCATTAGATGCAACCCAAACTACAGGGGTAGCACGAATAGAATACAAATAAGTTTGAATAGAATTCAATTGTGTATTAGGAATAAAGACTTCAGAAGATAATCTTTTACTAAATGCTCTGACTACGAAAGTAGTAGTACCAAAAGCATCAGTTTCTTTCTTAGAGTAATCAATAATTCCAGCAGACGCTCCATACTGTGTAGTACCAATTTGAGTAGTAATTCCAAATACTGCTTGAGCAAGTGAAACAGGAACACCACTTGCACCTGTAAGTTTAATAGTAACTACAGCATTTGCGTAAGTATCAGGAATAGCATCAAATACAAGTTGAGTTCTTTGAGTAATAGGATCAAAGAAGAAATACTGATACCAGTCTTGTACGTTAGCACCAGATAAACCTGCTGTTTGATTATAAATCAACGCACCTGTTAATTGGTCTGTTACTGCTACACTAGCCAAAGGAGCATCTACAGTAATTAAAGCAACAGCGTCTAACTTACCAGCCTTGACAACAAATGTCATCTCTGTTGTTGCGCTAGATACTGTACTAACAGCATCATCTAATGCTGCATGGATATTATCTGGCCCTGTATCTAACCACCAAGTAGGTGAAGTACTAGGGGTATGATTTAAGTTAGTTGCTTGTAAACTTTCATATACTCTACTTAGATATCTTACCTTAGCCGCTAGAGCATAAGTAGTGCCTGATGAATATACAGCATTTGGATCTGTAACTGTACTATAAATTAAACCAGAACCCGTTACTGTGTCTACTGCTCTTGTTGCTGCTACGCTTGCAGACACATCTGCTGCTCTTGTTGCTGCTGCTGTAGTTGTTAAGTAATAACTTGTTGGGTAAGTACCTAATTCAAGTTGAGCACCCCAGATATAAATACCAGAACCAGCAGTACCTGCATAAATCTGTGCTGAATTATTATTAGAAACACCAATAACTGCGTAATGTGATACGGCAGTTGCTTTTCTTTCATAAGTACAACGATACCATCCGTTACCCATATTTTGAATTGTAGCAACAACTCCTGTACCTACTGATCCAAGTGTACCGCTACTTAAATTATACCAAGCACCTATTACTGGAGCATCTGTATCAAATCGAAGATGAAGCCATGATCGTTCAGCGGCTTTAGCATATACACTAATACAATAATCTGCTGCGGTAGCAGTATAGAGTTGATACGCAATATATTGAGAACTGGCAGAGGTTGTTTCATTAAGTTTTTCTGCTGTTAATGTTCCATCTGGTGCAGTAGTAGCATTTAACGCAATAGTACTTCCTGTTTTTGTCCAGTTAGCGTTATCAAACTGTTCACTATAAGTAAATAAGTTAGTAGCCGCTGCTTCTAATAATAAATAAGGCGGAGCAGCCAAATAATTTGGATTGTAACTATATCTTGCTGTATTTGTTGTAGCGGTAGCAACTAATCCACTTGAGTTTATATAAGTACCAACTGATGCCCTTGATGTAAAAGTATCAGTTGATTGAATATATGAACTTAATCCATATGTTCCTGTTTCTACTTGAGCACCCCAGATATAAATACCAGAAACACCATCTCCTAGATAAGTATCAGCACCTAAGTCATTTAATAAAAATACCCTCATTACTACTGTAGTAGGAGCAATAGAAAATGTACAAGTAATACTTATTCTATACCACCCATTATTACAGGCTTGCATAGTAGGAATAACAGTTGTAACTGTTCCCTGATTTGAAGGTGCAGCAAAAGTACCTGTTGTTAAGTTAAAAGTACAGGTTGCGACATTTGATGCATTATCATCAAATCTTAACTTAACAAATGATCTCTCATCTGCTTTTACATAAATAGAAGATGTGTATATAGTATTTACAGATACTGATTTCGATTGAGTTATATAGAACTGGCTGTTTGTTATTCCTTCAATAAGTTTTTCACAAGATAAACTTCCATCTGGAGAAAGCACATCCTCAGAATCAGGTATTGCTATATTCGGAACAGGTTTAGTCCAATTGGTATTCTCAAAATTGTTTGAATAAAGTAAAAGATTAGTCTTTGCTGGCTCGATCATCAAGCCTTCGTATAGCAATGTAGTAGGGTTATAATTAAACCTTGGTACATTAGTACTTGCTGTATTTACATAACCAGTAGAATTTACATAAGTTCCAGAACTTGCTCTTGTGAAAGAGCCATCTGTCGTAGAGAGTGTATTCGGTTTAATTACTTCCATAAGTTTCCTAAAATATTATATTATTGTAAAATAAGAGGAAGCCGAAACTTCCCCTTACCTTAATTAAACTACAGTAACTTGCTGTGCAGTCAAGAAACTAACAGATAAGGTTTCACCATCTTGTACTAGTCTAGTTAGTAACTTAGAAGTATTAGCATTATGTGATACGTCTGCTCTCATTTCATGCCTTAATCCTTCAATGTTATCATTTAGTCTAATGACTAGATTTTGAAGACCTGTTCCACCATTTAATATACTTGCTGTGCTATTTGCATTGGTGATCTGTCCCGGTGAATTAAAGTTAATTAACTCTGGGCCTTTCTCACCTACTAGTGCTAATCCACCTTGGTATAAACCACCAGCAGCAAATGGAGGAATCACAATACCTCTATCCTGAGCAATTGTAGTTCCAGTTGCCTGTAAACTATTTGCAGTCAAGAGTTGGATTCTTCTTAGTTCTACTAACGTAGCAGCCTGTACACCAGCAATCTCTAATAGATTTCTACTTAGTTCAGGAAGTGATTCTGCTGCTGTTTTATCACCTGCGGTAGCCTGTGCTGAAGCAATAGCAAACTTAGCCTGTGCTGAAGCAAGAGTTTCATTTCCTGTTCCTGTAGTCAATCCTCTGATTCTTTTAACTTCTTCAAAGATTGAATCTGTAACACCTTGCCAAGCAGCCTTTAATGCTTCTGTTGCACTTGTACTTGCATCTGAAATCTCTGCAAAAGCAGAACTTAGTAAGATTAACTTAGCAGCAAGATCTTGATCACCAGCAGCCATAGCAGCAGTAATTCTTGCTCTATAAGCAGCCTTATCTACTGGCATTGCTACACCTAGATCAGCCAATGCTTTAGTCATTGCCTCTGTAGCATTTGTTAATATTTCTTGCTCTGAATAGAATTTCTGATAATACTGCCCAAGTGCAGCACCGGCTTTCTCTGCTCCACCAAGTAAGTCATTGAACTTAACAGCAGCAGCAGCACCAGCAAGACTAGATTTATATACAGCAAAACCAAGTTGTTCAAATACTTGATTTGTACTAATTAAGATATTAGTTAGTCTTGTTAGTGTCTGAACAGCAGTTTCACCTTTTAGGTTATACTCAGTAGTACCAAGTACTAACTTAGCCATAGCCTCTGCCATTTTATTAAACTCAGCCTCAAGCATCTTATCAATCTGTGCTTGATTCTTTTTCATGAAGTTTAACTTAATATTATAAGTAAACTTATCTAGTGCTTCAGCACCTATACCTAATGCCCCACCCATTGCAGAGACACTATCTCTAATGAGTTTAAATTGATCACCTAGTGCTGTTTGAATAGCAGGATCTAGAGGACTTGTCTTAGTTTTATTAGATCTAAATACACCACCTTTGTAGTATTTAAAGTTTACACCTTGGAAACCCTCTTCTCCACCGAATGTACCTTTGATACCAACTTTTGTAAGTTTTCTACCAAATAATCTATTAATAGCACCAGAGATTACACCTGCTATTGGGCCAAAGAACATACTAGCGATACCACCAGCAATGTCTACCATACCTCCTAGACCTGTCTTGTAGCCTCCACTAATCATCTTGCTTAGGCTATATCCAGCAAATCCATTTAAGACGCTTCCTGCGATCATACCAGCCATCTGTGAACCACCGGCATTGAAAGCCTCAAGCATTCCTGATATATTACCAGTTTGCATCATACCTGCACCGAAATCACTAATAGCAGTTTCCATTGCAGTTGAAACATAACCACCTAGACTAGTTGCTAGTTGATTATTAATATAAGCACCTCCAGCGGCTGCTACATTTAAACCACCTGAAATAGCATTATAAGCAGCACCTGCTCCCTTAATTGCTCCACCTACACTAGATAGAGTACCCATTGCACTCTTGATTCCACCACCTAAACCTCCAGCACTTAGATTCTTTAAGAAATCACCTGTTAGGTTTTGGACTATAACATTTACAATAGCAGTAATTGGCTTCTTGAGTTCAGCAATAATAGCATCACGAATCTTCTTTGATCCTGACTTACCACCATCAAATAAAGCAGTAACTACTGAGTCAGTTAGTTCATCTGTGATTCGCTTGTACTCATCTCTTTGATATTTTGCTACTGCATCAATACCTGCTTTTTCAGTAGCAACTCTTGACTTTACTAGAGTTTGATCAGCAACTTCTCTTTGTGCTATACTAGCAGCATAAGCCGCTTCGATCTCAGCATTTGTAGCATTTGGATTATTTAAAGAGTTCTCAAATAATAAGATAGACTTCGCAAGTTCAATATTTGTTCTGTTGATTTCTTCAGTCCAAATCTTCTGCTCTGCAATAACACCTTGGATCTTAGCAGCCTCTGCTCCTGTAGCATTTAGTAATCTTTCTTGTAACTCTGCCTCAATCCTTCTATTCTCAATACCGTCTTGTCTAGTTTTGTTCCACTTTTCACTAGCAAGTCTGTTATCATTAACTGCCTTTTCAAAGCCTAGAATACTTTCTATTTCTCTAGTAGAAACAGTTTTAGAAAGGGTATCTCTTAGAAGAATAAAAGCATCTGTAGTAACACCAGCAGTTTCTGCAAGATTCTGGATTTCAGTATTGTACTGTTCAGTAATCTTTGTTCTTGCTTCTGCTTCACCCTTTTTACCTGAAGTATCAGATAATGCTTTATCCCTAGCCTGAACTGCTTGCATAACTCGATCAGAGTACGCTTTGTTGTACTGATCTTGATACGAGTTAATTGCTTGAAGTTGAGCATCTTCTGACTGCTTTAGTAAAGCAAGATCTTGACTGATATATGCTTCTCTGTCGATTAGACCGTAGTCAAACTTTAGTTTATTAAGTTTACGCTCTTCTTCATTTACACTCTTCGCTGCATTAATCTTGTCGGAGTACTCCTTCTTGATATTCTGCATTGTAGTATCTTTAGGAAGTACAAAAGTACTACTTGCTTCTTTTACATTCTTTAAGGTTTTTGCAGTAAAGTCAGCAACGGCTTTTGCAATATCCTTTTCTTCCATCTTGGCAGCACGACCTGTACTTTCAAGTTCAGCAATACCTCTTTTTAGTTTTTCTTCATCTGTAAGACTTTTTACAGTTAGTGCAGCCCATTTTGATCTAGCCTTTTCTAGTTCTGAAAGATTTGCTTGATCTTCTGCACTTGCTGCTACAACAGTATTATTCTTATTTGCCAATTCAAGAAGTCTATCTTGTACAGCAAGACGATCTCTTTCTGCTCTAGGTAAAGATCTTCTATCCATCCATACCATTAAGTTTTTCATTTCTCTAAGAGCCAACAAAGCCAGTTCAAAAGACTTAACAATTACTGTACTATTTGCAAACGATTTAACTGCTGACCATAAAGAAGATACCTCCTCTTTCATGTCAATCCATAATTGCTCAAGAGGAGTTAAACTTTCTCTCATAATTGCTGATTGTTGAGCAGTCACTTCACCTAAAGTCTTCATAGCAAGAGCAGAGGCTTCTGTGCTCTTACCTTGTTGATCTAGGAGTCTAATCTGTGTCATAATTTCAGGATTGACTAAACCAGTAGCAATTGCTAATTCAGATAAAGCCTCAACTGGCTTTTCTTTCATCTTAGCAAATTGTTTTACTGTTTCACTAATAGCAACCCCAGCGTACCTCTCCATGTCAATAGCAGATCTAGTAACTAAAGCAATTGATTCTTGTGCGAATCCACCAACCTTTGCCATTTCTGTAATTACTGAAATACCTTGTGAAGTACTAATGCCAATAGTATTCATTGATGCCGCATATGCCACCGCTGCATTTTTTGTTAAACCAAGTGAGCCACCTGTTAAGATTAAAGATTTAGATAGTTCATTCTGTTCTTTAATGGACTGATATGCAGCAATAGATAAAGTAGCAAGTGCAGCAATAACAGCAATAATTCCAATTTTACCTAATGTAATAGATGCTAACCTTACTCTTTCTAAAGCAGCAGCAAACTCATCAGAGTTTCTTCCATTAATAATAAATGATTGTCCCATTAAAAAGAGAGCATCGGTTACGAATGTTTTTGCTGTATTACCAACTGAAACAAATGCTCCACCAAGAAGTGAAGTCATAGCACCAGCAGTCATCTTAATGCTCTCTACAGTACCTGATAGAGCACCTGCCATAGCCTTCTGTAGGGCTTCTCCTTGAACCCCTGTCTGTGCAATCAAACCTCTGATCTGATCACCCTGCTGGAGCATTACGGTAAGCGGATTCTGACCAGAAGCAAGTGATACAACAACGTCACCAATCTGAGGCTGTAGACCGCGCTGTAGATACTGAATCTGACGCTTCTCTTCAACCTTCATGATCTGCATTTGCTGATCTTTATACTTGCTTAATTTAGCAGCAGCAGCATCACCAGTAATACCTGCTTGTCTTAAATGTCTTTCATAATTAGCAATTGATCTTGCTGACTTTTCACTAATTCTAGAACCATTATCTTGCTCTTCGTTAATGCTTCTAAGAACAGAAGCCATCTTCTCTTCTTCAGTAGTTAACCACTTAGTAGAGTTAGCCATATCTCTATTGGCTTTAGTTACAGTACCAGATGTAGTACTAGTAGAATTAGAATAATTATTCTGTGCAGCAATTAAATCTTCAATGGCTCTTTGTTGTACTTTAGCAGCACCTAAGTCAAATCTAATAGTTGCTTCTTTAGGTGACATTCCACCTTGAACCATAGCAGAGATTTGATTTAATCTTTGTGTACTAGCAATTACATCATTATTTGCTTGAGTAATCTTAATAGCAGCCGCTTCTGCACTTGCTGCTTTTTGATCTTCTACTTTTCTAAATAAAGCAACAGCCTGATTCATCATATTGGCATTTGCTTGTTGTGCAACTAGCATAGCCTTTTCTGATTCTTTTAGATCTGCATTTCTTTTCTTCTCAGCAAGTTCAAGAGCATTTGCTTTTGCTGCTGTTTCTAAATATGTTGCTTGTAGTTCTTTTAGACTTCTATCAAATAACTTAACACCTTCTGCTGAAGATGGATCAATACCAGCAGACTTCATCTGAGCCTTAATCTCTGATGAAATTCTACTGTACTCATATAACTGCTTTGTACTTAATGAAATACCTGCATTTAATAAGTTTGCTCTATTTGTTAATGACTCAAACTCTAGACCAATAGATTTGATTGCACCAATTGCACTATCAAATGGATTCTTATTTAAACTTCCAATGATATCAAAGGCTTCACGAATTCTCTTTGACTGCTCTTCAGTACCACCGCCAAGCATCTCCATCTGTGATAGAGCACCTGAGAAAGATCTAGTAAAGCCTTGACCAAGATACTTACCAAGTAATTCATAACGAGTTACTAGTTTCTCTACTTTATCACCTGTCTCAACTGAAGCATCTCCTGATTCAGTAGTAGACTTAGCAGCCTTTGCTTCAGCCTCTGCTAAGTTAGCAGCAGCCTTAGCCGCTTTCTCTTGTTCTTTTGCTAACTCTTTAGTAGCCTTTGCTGCTTCTCTATCTGAATTTGCTTTTGCACTATTAATATTATTGAAACCTTGAACAGCAACACCTAGTGCCTCAATCTTCTTAATAGCATCATCTAGTTCTTTTGTTTCAACTACGAATTTAAGGCTGGTCAAATCCATTTTATACCTCTTTTAATATAAGTTCATGTGAAGTAGCAACCTAACTACTTTCTTTTTGATTATGTTTGGTTATTTTTAAACCAAAAAGAAAGCCCTCGGTTAGGAGGGCTTAGATTATTTATTATTCTTTTTGTTCTGACGCTCTGCTTCTTTAGCGTATATCTCTAACGCTATACTATCTAATCTACAAATCATTTCTAGTTCCCAATCTTCTGGTTTTACTTCAATAAGAGTAAAGTACGATAGTATTTCAGAGTATTGAATAGGATTAACACCAAAACCATTACTTGTTCTTTTATTATTCAAATCAACAAACCACTTGTATACAAACTGCATACTATATGGCAACTCAAGAAGATCCTCAAGTTCTTTAGGCTTAATACCTGTTTGTCTTTGAACAGAAAGTAACTTTGACCTTAAAGAATTAGACCCGCCTCCGAATTTGAATTCTTGACGGGTGTACTCTATTAACTCTTCGAGGTCTTCGGCGTAAAATTTGTTACGTCACTTGACTCTTGCATAATAGCATCACGAATCCAAGAGTGCGCGGTAAGTACTTCTGACGCCTTGTCCTTTGAGAAAGGAACTTCCTTACCGTCTTCTGTAATACCTTCCCATCCTACAAGTCGAACTAAAGTAGATTCAACACCTAGTTGCTCTGCTTCATCAAGATCCATATCATCCAAGTCTTTACCTTTGCGCTTTGCAATGGATTGCTTCTGCTGATACTCTTGAAACTTCCTGCGGCTGTATGCTTTAACAGTACTAGACATATCACCTAGAATTGTTAGTTTAGCACCTGAACCTGCACCTGTAGGTAACTTTAGTTCAAATGTATAACCTGCTTCTGCTGCCTTAGAGAAGTCTTGCTTTTGTAGATCAAACATGAGTTGGTAATTCCTTTCGTTTATTAGTAAAAATAGATATAAAAATATCTAAGACTAGGTTCTATTTTATCACCTGTATTCTGCATTGTCAAGAGTATATAAGATATAAAAAATCCCCCTACCGTTAAGTAGAGGGAAGTTCTATTTGATTAAATACTAATCAACTATTAGGCTGCTAGTGAGTCCTGAATAACAATTGTGGTTACATCAGCAGCACCAGATGTACCATTTAGAAGTGCTTGGAAATCGCATGAAGCAGTAATACCTTGCTCACCGTCATCCTTAGTAAAACTATTAACCTTAATACGTGGAAGTGTAATGCTCATGAAGTCAGCATTAGCAAGGTTACTTGTAGTTAAGGTAAAGATTACTGAAACTTCTGTTTCGTTCTTGAAAGCATCACGAGCAACAGCATCTATGAAGTAAAGGCTTAGGCTACCATCTACTAGAGCACGACCATCGAATGACTCAGAGATTGAGTTGCTACCTAGAACTGTAGCGTTACTAATATTACGGTTGATATTAACTGAAGCATCTGTAATGATAGCAACTTGAGTACCGTTGAAAACAACAACACCATTGACCCCTGCGAATACACCAGAAGTACCTAGTGCAGTTGGTGTAGTGAAGTACTGTGTAGTACCTGTAGTGTTAAGATCCTTGCCCATGAAGGAAAAGTCAACAGTAGCCATACCAGTTGAAGGGATGCTAATACCTACTGTATTAACCTTGCAACCTGTGTAGACTTCTGATTGAGCAATGTCAGAGTAAAACTCTTCTACGGTAAATGAATCAGAAGTATGACCTGTTTGTGGTACAAATGTCTTCTTACCAAATACAGCCATAGCACCTAATGCTGTACATGAAGTAGTAGTGAAAGCGGAACCGTTTAGAACAACGAAGGTCATTGTTAGAGCAACAACAGCAGTAATGAGTAGGTTCTTGTTTAGATCACCAGCAACCACACCAGTACCAGCGGTAATACGAATTACGTCACCAATCTTGAAACCGTCTGCAAGCCATGAGCCTGAAGGACGAGTAAGAACAGTAGAAGTTGCTGTGAAAGTAGCAGTAGTACCTGTACCTGTACCAACACCGGGAGCAACGAACGCCTTGGCTAGAGCAGCAGCGAATAGGTCTGAGTAAGAACCGGGAGATAGTTCACCAGAGACAGAACCCTCGGCAGAACGTACACCGTGCCTGAAGTCTGACATTTGATAGTCTGTACGAATTTCGTCTGACTGATAAGCCTCTTTTGTTAGATTGAAAGATGAAGTAACTCTACGTAGTAATCGACCACCAGCAGCACCTGCGAGAGTACCATATGTTGATTCTTTCTTAATTGCTACTTGCTTTTTGATGCCTTCTGCAATTGACATAATTTTATTCCTTAAAGTTTAATTTGCAAATTTACTTTAATTCAGAGAGGTTAAAATACCCCTACAGAATACTGTATAAGAACAGGTACTATAATTCTATCTCCAATGATAGAAGTTCCTGCGATTTGTGGCGTTCTAATAATAATTATTTCGCTTGCGCCTTCTACGAGAGTTGTACCCCTCTGAAAATAACTTCTTACTAACTCTGCTCTTGTTAGAACTTCTGAAGTTCCTTTATTACTTGGATAGCAGAGAAATACTTGAAACTCTCCTACCTCTCTATAATACCCATCCCCTATAGTAGGGTTTTCTGGTTGATTAGGTGATAACTGTACTTTTTGGTACGGTACACCTTGAGTTGGGGTAAATGATACTGCTTCATACGCAGTCTGTATAGAAGGAGTAATGCTATTAAGTCTCTTTTCAAAAGCCTTTTTGATATCTAATATTGCCATTAGGTTCCTTCATCAAAATAAGATTTTAGATCTAGATTATATACACTAAAGATTTCATCGAAGGTAGGCCCATAAATACCATCTGGTGCTTGTGAAGAATATCCATTCTCAAGACTTCCAAAGGTAGAGAATGGAACTCCCGAATTAGCAATATAAGGTACACTATTGGTAATATAAATACTGTCACCTAATTTAAACTTAGGAGTTACCTTCTTTGCTCTATTTTTAATATTATCAGCACCTGCGTCATTCGCAAGTCCTGTGAAGTAAGGATCTTCCATGTTAAGGGTCATCTTCCAACCACCCTTAGCGTGTCCCGGTCTTGGTATAAGACCAAAATTCTTTTGACGAGCCTCAATATTGTACATTGGGTTCATCGTACCGTAAGGTGTAGTGTCGATAGCCTTTACAATAATATTATATGAAAAGGTAGTAGCCATCTTCATTAGCCTACCTTCAACTTCATTCTTATAATCAGTTATCTCTTTAAGTAACTGTTTAGTATTCATCTCTAGTTGCATACAAAAGCCTCTTAGACTACACCAATGATTCTATATAAAACAATTGAACCTTGAGCAGCATGACTCTGGATAGAATCTACTTTATAAGTTTTAGAATTAAAGATAATTAAGTCTTGTGGCTTAGGTACAAAAGCAAGTCCTACCGCATACAAGTAAAACATACCAGTATCTTTACCAATTAAATTTGGATAATTAAACTGATTTACGTTAAGATTTTTCATGTAAATTTTAACAGTATAACTAGTTTCTGTATTAGTTACAGATCCAGCATTTACATCATACGTACCTTGAGTGATTGACTTATATGTACTAGAAAGACCGTTTCTTTTAATAGCATCTGATGTAGACTTAGCAAACAAGTTCATGATTGCACCTTAGATACTAAATGGATCGTCATTTACAGGATAGGTATATACTCCAGTATCATTTGCTGTAATCACAGCATTTGTATCAAATACATCTACGTTATCTTGCATATCTTGTTTACTAATTCCACCGCAGTAAGCATTGACAGAAGTTAAAACAGGATTTAGACTAGGATCTCTCAAGAACATCTGAAGAGAAAGTCTGTACTGTTCAGCAGCCTTGCTTCCTTTTACAGAAAAGATATCTACTGTTTCTTCACCTCTTAGAGATAACTGCAATAGGATAGTCCTAGCAGCCTCTAAAGATGCTCTACGAACAGAAGACTCATTCTTTGTAAGAAAGTAATCATAAGTAGCATCATCAAGAATAGGGAATGCGGTATCTAAATCAGCAACTGCAACTCTGCATTCTTGTATTAAAGTAAGAGCCATTTTAATCCTTTATTATTTCAGAGTTGTAACCTAAGAACACTATCAGAATTCTTAGGATACAAGGGAGCCTAGACTCCCGAGTAAAAAGCAATTTTAGTTGCTTGAGAATAGTCTTACGACTGTTGCTGGTCTACGAACTAGGTGTAGTTGGTTAGACTCTGACTGAAGAAGAATGCCTTCATCCTTAGGATCACGGTATTGGAATACATAGGCTTCTTGACCTAGTGTATTAACTAGTGATAGTTTGTTGGCTGGTGAGAAATAACTCATGAAGGTATCTGAAGTACCTTGTGGTAGTGCATAAGCATCACCTGAAGGAATTAGAGCAGTACCGTTGTATGAGCCTCTGTATTCGATGAAGTCCATACCACCATGGCTGAATCTACGATATACGCCAGAACCTAGGCGTGAACGTAGTGGATCTTGGATTGAAGTGTAGTACTTGTAAGCATCCTTTAGACCAGCCTGAGCGATTAACTTAGCGAAGAATACTGGTGAGCAAAGAACTGTAACGCCTGTGATAACTTCACCTGAGAGTTGGTTATCTTGAATGTGAGCGATACCTTCTTCAATCTTGGCAACTACGTCAGTAGTAGTAGTACCTAGAACGAAGTCGATTTCCTTACGGGTGATACCGAAAGCGGTGTAGTAGTTATCAACAACAGTACCGTTAGGAGCATAGATAGCACCTGTGGTAAGAGCATAAGCACGACCTGCTTCCATTGTGATGGAATGGTTACGACGAATACGCTCTAGTTTACGAGCAATAACAGCAGACTCAGTATCTGCTTGGTCTGAACCATAAGCACGCTTACCTGCTAGATCTTGTGGTGAAACTTGATCGTCTAGTGCAAAGTGTGGAACACCGAAAGCATAGATGCTACGGGTGTCGTTAGCGTTTACGTTGTTACGAGTACCGCGATAAGTGTCAGGAATGACGCTTAGTGTACCGCTGGTTGCTTCTACAGTAACGGTATGCTGTGATACTGCTTCTGAATTGAAGATGCCGAGTTCGTTAATTAGACCCCATGTATTAGGGATTAGATTAAGTTCTTCGGTAAGATCGACTACCTCAAATGGTTTGTCAAAACTGCGAATAATAGCCATAGTAATTTTCCTTAAATTTTAAATATTCAGTATCTTTGGTTATTTAAACCAGTTTAGGCTGTTGTGTTAACAGAGATACCCTTGTCTTCAAGAGCAGCATAAACAGCAGCCTTCTCAGCATCGAGGTCATGGCTTGCGTCTAGAACTAGAGCAGCCTTAGAAATAATGGCTGGGCCTCTTAGTAGAACTAAAGTTGAAGTGTCTGTAGTTGCAGCAAAAGTCTTATCTTCGAGTAGAATAGCATCGGCTACTTGTGAACCATCAGCAGCGGTCTGTACGCAGATCTTGTACTTGCCACCAGTTGTGACCTTACCAAGAACTGTACCAATGGTTAGAGCACCAGCAGTACCGTTGTATGTAACGATAGCGCGGGTGTAACCCATTTCTGGCCATAATTCTTGCTTAACAAGATTGCTGAATCGTTTATTTTCTGTATATAGGAGAGACATATTTTTTCCTTAAATTTAAATTACTTACTTAGACGGGCTTTAATGACACGCGCAATGGCAGACTCTTTGACAAGATCTTCAGTCTCTACCTGCACACCCTTTTCAACAAACAAATCAGAACTGTCGATAACAGCCCGCATATCAGATAACGCCTTAACGATATCTAGAAATTCTTTTTCGTTCTCAATTAGACCAATTGCTTTGAATAGAATTTCAGACTTAGCATCATCTCTAACAGCAGCCTTGAGTTGCTCAAAACGTGCTTTACGAATAGCGTCCTTCTTTTCTTGTTCAAACTTAGCAACTAGTTCTAGTGCTTTTTGTAGTTGTTCTTTCTGTTCATCAAATGCCTTTTGAATAGCCTCAAACTGTGATTTCTCAACAACGTCGGCTTTTACTTCATCGGCTACTTGTACTTCTTTCGTCATACTGTTTCCTTTAGTTACGGTTTCAGAAGGTTCAACCTTCGTTTCAGTTTCATCCGATTGTTCTGCTTTCGCAACGGCTTCGGTTGAGCCTTCTTCAGCATTAGACATAACAGCCTTTGCAGAATTCTTTTCTAACTTATCAATCTTCTTAAATGCTTTTTCGATAAGTTCTTGATCTTTTAGCATTGATAGATATTCGTCTTCATTTAGACTAGATAGTACTTCAGGAATTGAAGTTGCTTCGTATAGAGACTTCATTACTTCAAAAGCCTCTAGTTTAGATTGGATATAATCTTCGTAAGTGCTAGGCTCTGATTCCATAGCATCTTCGGCGGCGTCTTCTGCTTCGTTATCCTGCATAGCAGTAGTTAGACCAAGTGCTCTAGCAAGGACTTCAGCATCTTCACCGTACATTCCAAAGAATCTACATAAGAAGTCGGTAATCTCTAGAGTAACAGTTACTTGTGATGCCTTCTTAATAAATTCATCTGAGAAATTCACAGACTTCATTACTAGAGCATAATCAGCACCTGATGCAGGGCCACCTTGACTCTCAGAAACCAGCGCGATATGACTACCCTCTTTACTGAAGTCGATGTTGCTTAACTTTCGTTTCGCTTTTCGTTTAATTAGTTCACTCATTAGTATCCTCTTCTAAGTTTTGAACTGATGCTAAAGCACCAATGCTTACACCATTAATCTTCCCTGATTTAACAAGTTCCCATACTTCAGTATCCATGATTTGTAGATTAACTAACCATGTACCCGCCTTGACTAGTTTTTCACCTAGAACAAAGTCTGTAGGGGCAATAAAACTTTCTACTATAGAAAAGGAATCCGTTTCAACTAAATGAAACAAATTTGCTTTCATACAAAAAGCATTGAAGTTATGACAGGCTTTGCGTACTTCATCTACAGTAGTTACATCACCATGAAGGTCAACTTCATCTGGTAACATTGCTACGTACATAACTTGCATTAACTCTTCATTTGTTGCTTTACTGACTTGAAGTTTCATCCAAGATAAATTATCTTCTTGATTAACTTCTGCATCTGTAATATCTCTACGATAAGACTTAAGAATCTCTTCTTGTTTTAGAATACGTCTAGCAAAGGCTAGTCCTGCACTCCCACCCCAAAGCAACCATGCAATAGTACCTGCTGTAGGCCCACCATCAGGCATCTTCTTCTTTGGAGCATAATTCTTTTCATGCCTAGAGAAAAAGGAGTACATCCTCTTTACTGTATCTAGGCTAAGGTTTCCATTTATAATATCTCTTGCTCTTACTACTCCAGAACCAACACCTTCGGCATTTGCTTGAGATGCGTCTAAGCCACCTCTATTGAACTTCTCTCTAAGAGCGAGTCCTCTGCTTGCGTTATTCTTCATTGCTTGAGTAGGGGCAAATGATTTTGCTTTTTTAATTTCTTCCATATTACCCTTTTTATAAATGCAATACTTACATTGTAAAATGTTATATAATAGTATATCATTATTATACGGCATTGTCAAGGTATATTTATTATCACCAACTTATATTCTGATAATAAACATTATTAAAACATCAAAAAAAACTTGCTTGTATTAGTAACAAGTGGCGTGTAAGTAATAACCAATGCGCCGATTGAGCCTAAACCGCCAGTAGAGATGGTAGATGATACACCGCCACCACCTCCAGCACCATACAGACCACCAGCACCACCTGATGTAGTACCTGTACCGTCACCAGCACCTCCACCACCACCTCCCGAGAATACATAAGTTGTGGCTGCGTTAGTGCCAGCACCCCCTGCGCTGCCTGATGTGCTTGCTGCGCCACCAGCACCCCCAGCACCAGCACCAATTCCTGCTGTTCCTGCTGTTGCGGATGTGCCCGATCCTGCTGTGCCCCCGTTACCACCGCCACCGCCTCGGCCTACAGTTGGGCTTGTTGTGGTGTTGGAACCGCCAGCACCGCCAGCACCGTTTGGCCCTGCTGCACCAGCCCCACCACCACCAGCGGCTGTAGTGGATGCTCGACCATTTCCGCCATTATTACCAGTAAATTGAGTAAACGATGGATTTGTGCCAAGTATTGATGGGACGCTTCCACCAGACGCTATGTATCCGCCCAAACCCCCTGCAACGGCTATAGTAGAGGCATTAGAACCGGGCCGACCTGCCAATCCATCTATAAATACAGTTATATCTGGATCGTTTTCATCTTGCTGTGCACAGGTAAAAAATACAAAACCACCTGTTGAGGTGGTATTTATAGTGTTAATGGTTGCTGTTTTATTTCCAGCAGAATCCATAACTTGTTGGGTGTAGAAATACAGAGGTAAATTCCTGACCCCTGCATACGCGCCGCTGCCACCACCGCCACCGCTGCGAGTTGAAAGACCTGTGGCTCCATTACCCCCGCGACCATAAGCCTCAAACTTGTTGGCAGCATCATTCCAATCAGACGGAAAAGTCCACGTTTCCATGCCAGTAATGACGATTTGCTTATCGCCATTGGCTAGTGTTGTTACTGTCTGAGCCATTATACTTCCTGCCCAACCGCCACTACATCCCAACGTGCATCAGCAGCATTATATATACATCCAACATACACAATCTTATTGGCAACGGTAGTAGTTGGTAGCGTAGCACCAATTACTCTAAATGATTTAGACGAACCTGTTGTCCAAGTCAAGGCTCTAGCAGTTCCGTCATCCTTGATTCTAAACGTCATCTTCTGAGCGTCAGCGGGTGCTGTATTTGCATCTGCATTGATAGTCAATGTGTTAGCCAGTCCAGTCAATGAGTACTGAACATAGGCTGAACTATCCCATACCAACGGTGACGTAACGCTTGCCGTAGAAACGACTACGGGTGTGCTAATGGGCGGTGCAGCAAAGGTTCCATCAGCCCTTAGAAAATTAGCAGTACCACCACCTGATGCAGGTACTAAACCTACGGATGAAGTATTAAATACAGCAGAGTTCAAATGACCTACTGTTAAAGTGTCTGTTGTATTATTATAAGTAAATGTATTACTAGCACCAAAAGTACCGTTATCATTATACTGAACTTGAGTATTTAAACCAGCAGGAGTAGTTAAAGACCCAGATAAAGGCGTTATATTTAGACTACTTGATATTCTCCAATCAAGGTAATCTCCACCTTCTGTAGTACTTACTATTCTAGCATTTACTGCATTAGTATAAGCATCTCTTGCTTCATAAATTACAGTAGCAATTGGTACAAACTCAGCAAAAGGTAAACCAGTAAGACTTGCTAGTTCTATTTTAGCCGCTTCATTGACTTCTGCTTTAGTAATATATTGATTACCAAGTAAAGCAATAATAGGTTCATTAATATTATTTGTAGCAAGAATATGTACAAGTAAAAATTTATTATTAGTAACTTCTGCTAATGACCAAACACCTAATGTCGCTGAATTAAAAGCAGGTCTAGTAGCACCTGTAAAACTAGGACTATCACCTGATAATAATAAAGGATAATTATCAGCAGTAGTCTTATACCAGTTATTTGCTGCACCTAATCTATAAAAGACAGGAAAGTTTCCTAGACTAGCAAGAATCTGTGGAGCATTATTTGTAATAGTATGCTCTATATCTTCATCGGCAATTCTTCCATCTAAGATACCAAACTGAGCATGACTTGATAATGAACCATTACCATTTACAATCATACTAGTAAGACCTAGACCAGTTCTATACTGTGTACCTATTGACAAATGTAAGTGCGATTGTGTAGCACCATCCATTTGCATTCCATGTCTTTCATCAGCAAAGTAAATAGCCTTCTGCTGATCTACTTGCCAGTACACAATACTGACCATTGCGTGTTTAAGAAACAAGTCTGAAGTAAATGTACTTGTTACTTTTAACTGCGAATCAGCAGAATCAAAATAGATATAGTACAAATCTGTTGTATTAGGAATTTGTACAGTATCTGTTGTATTCTTATAAATCTCACCACCAGCCAACCAAAGTACATATCCCTCTGACACAGGATTGATAGTGAAAGTTCTAGTAGTATCATTGAATGATAATTGTGAGGTTGTTCTATTAACAAAACCTGTAGGTTCAAATCCACCTAGAGTTTTAGTTTGAGATAGACTTACATAATTCTGTACTGTCTCATCTATATTAATAGGTTTTGTTACTATTTTTTCTGCTGTATCAAAAGTTAGAACTAGTCTATTCTTATCATCAAAGTCAGCAGCAACTAGAGTTCTATCTGATTCTACAGGAAGAGCATTCTTACCAAGAAACTCTTTCTTCATTGGTTCACGTACTACATAACCTTCAGCAACAGGGCTAGAAGCCTCTACAGCACGTTTTTCTAGTACAGATGATAGATGGGATGGAGACTTAGGTTTTAAAGGCTCTGAGAGCCTCCTAGAGCCTTTCTCTATAGCATTCATAGATGCTATTCCAGAGAAGACGCATTCCTCTTCTGTAAGACCTCTATCTTTAGCAGAATTGTAAGCAGTTAAGAATACTTTCTTTGATTTATCTGATTTATTTTGAACTGCTGGAGGCAGTAAATTTTGATTATATAGCATACTGCCTCCATTCAAGATTATTAAACTGCTTTTTTAGATTATTCAATTCTGTACTTTGACTTGATAATCTCTTCTACGCTTTTCTTAACTTTCTTCTCTGCTTGCTCTGCGTTTTGCATAGCAGCAAGTGAAGCGATTCTTGCTTTCTCTTCTGACTTAGTTGATCTGTATGTTTCATTGAAAACACGAATTGCTACTTCACGAACTTTAAGAGATTTCTTTGAAGCCCATTGTGGTACGTTATCTTTTGAGTACATTATATTTCCTTATATATTAAGCAGCGTTGTCTAAGTTTAAGGTAGAAGTATCTGTACCGCTCACTTCTGTACTAGTACCCTGACCAGCCGTTACCATACCATCACCTGCTCTTGAAGTATTACCAGATAAGATATCTGTCTGAGGTTCTAGGTCATCAGGAAGAGCATCTAGTCCAGCAGCAGTTCTAACTGCATTAAGAACAGCGCGATCCTTCTCTACTAGACCAACAGAACTAACACGTTGCCAGTACTTACTTAGTGTCTCAAGATCAACTGCGTGTAGATTTTCATAATCTAATGAAGCACAGCGTGAAACTTCCCAACCATTTAATTCATACAACTGTCGAACTACATCTCTGTTAAAGCACTCAACAATATTATTAAGCATAGACTCAACAGCAGAACCAGTAAGACTGTTCTTAATCTGTCCAAGAGCAAATGAACCACCACCACCTTGACCTAAGACTAGTACATCAGCAAACAAACCTGTGTAGATCTGATTCTGGTAGTATTCTTTAACCTTAGAAGTATCAAAACTCTTCTTACCACCTTCAGAACTTAGTAGTCTAATATCAAATAATTTCTCTCTTGTATCTGGATCTACTTGCGAAGGTAGAATAATACCTGATTGAGAATTGTTCTGGATATTACGAATAATATTCTTAAAGTTTTCATAAATAAGTTTCTGCTCAGAAGAAGCATCAGAAGACATATACTGCGCTGGAATCTCAAGGATAGGAATACCCTGAAGATCTCGTGCTACACCAGACGCTTCGATCTCTTGGATGACCTCAAGGTATCTCCAAGCAAGATAAACATCCCTTAAGGGACTTTTACCGAAAGGATCACCTCTTGTTCTACCTGTAGTAATGTGTACGTACTTACTACGTGGAAGAACTACTTCTAGATCATTTCTTGCTGTGAAAGTATTAGTACCTACATTAGATAGGTTCTGCTTTACACCAATAATCTCATTACCTGTATCATCAAAGATAAACTTCTGGATAGTCTCTTGATTTCTTAAAGATAGTTTCCTTAAACCAATCTTACCGTCATCATACATACTACCATTAGACTTGAATCTTCTTCTGTAGACTTTCTCTACAATAGCGAAACCGTATACATTGCTTGTTAGAGCATCTCTAATGAATTGTCTGAATGGCATCTGCATATCAGATAAGCATTCATTAATAAAAGCCGCCTGTGCTTTTTCTTCTTCTGTAGCATCCCTTGGAGCAATTACTCTCCAGTTTACTTTAGAGATTAAGTTTTCATACAAAGTCAAACAAGCATTAATACTTGTGTGATATGACATTTGTTTATAAGTATCAGCAGAGTAAGGCCAGTTTAACTCTCGCTTGATTTCGTCGTTAGTTACACCGTTGAATAACTGCACACCTGTATAACCAAGTTCGCCTAGTCTGAATCTTTCAGGTTCATCCATATAGTTAGAAACAAGAGCCTTTACTACAGGTGCAGAAACAGCAGAGTCAGCAGATTGATCTTTCTTAGTCCTTGCCATATATTAAAGGCTCCTTATATTTTATTAAAAATTATTACTAGGTAATGTCAAACCTGAAGATGGTAAAGATATACCAGACATTTCAAATGAAGGTGCTTGAAACAAATCAGGCAAAGAAAATGTAGGCATTACAAAATCTTTATTCAAAAGACTAAAACAGTCACTTACGCAGTCAACTTGGTCGTCATGATGTTTACCAGATCCATCAAATATCTCTAGTTCATCAAAGAAATCTTTATTCCATTCTGCCTTGACTACATTAACAAATCCTGCTTGTGCTACACTACTGAAAGGAGCAAATCTAGTAATCTTAGATTTAACAGGACGTTGTAATCTACAAGTAAATCCCATCTCACCAAGTCTCATTTGTAAGTTCTTGGCATAAGCCGCAGCAGCGGCATTCGGATCTTGTGGAATAGAAATAATAACTTCTGTACCATCTTGTACTGCTGTACTAAAGATAAGTTTCTCTACTTCATGTACTCTATCTCTTAAGCCTACTACACTTTCTATAGTATAAACTTTTGCTTTATCCTTAGAGATTAAAACACCTCTAGTCCAGTCTGGATTAGCGTACTGCTCAGAAGGTTTAGAGAAAGCAAAGTCCCAAGCACGAACCCGTTGTGTAGCCCTTGCATTTGCATGATCTACTAATCCAACCCAATCTCTCTTAAATAATCCAGATGACTCTTGTCTAGCAAACCAAGACCCAAGTAAAAGCCTCTCCATCTCTACTCTAGGTAAAGACATCAACCTGCTTATATAGTCAGGCTGTGCTTTTAATAAAGGAGGATTATCTCTACAAGTAGCAGGAATAAAAGTAAATGTAGACAGACCAGATTCATTACCTGCTCCATGAACAGCCTCTGCTTCTGCTAAAGAGTTATACCAAAGCATAGTATTACCTTGCCTGAAGAACCAACGCTTTACACCTGCTAGTTCTTCTTTAGGAATACCTGTATTTGCATCTAAGTAGAAATCCTGAATCCATGTTCTTAGGAATGAATTATAATCAGGATTAGTCATCATGAACATCTGTGGTTTATAATCTACATACGCATTACGTAATCTAGATAATAAATACACAATCATATCTTCTGTGAAGTCTGTTGCTTCATCAAAAATAACTAATGAGTACTGACCACCTTTGTGATCGTACATATTACTAGCGTGCTGCATATGACTGAACTTCAGGATAGCACCATTAGGAAATAGAATCTCATTTTCTCTATGTCTAATACGCAAGCCTGTCTTATAGATTGAGGTGTACATATTAACGGCTTCATGCCAGATAGAGCCGGGACTCGTAATCATTTTGCTAGTTCTACGAAAGATAACTCCTGTAGCCCTTGGGTGCTGCATAAACTTCAAAGCAATCAAAAGAGAAGTATATGTCTTACCTGATCCTGCTGAACCACCACATAAAGTAATGTTAGCATCAGAGTTCAAAAAGATCTCTTGCTTCTTCGAGGCAGGTGCTAGGCTAACAATTTCAGTATCGTTTTGCATTTGTTATATAAGAGTTTATTCTTCCGGTTTATCTCCACTAATCATCTTTAGAGAGAATGTAGGCTGATTCTGTGCTTGTACTTCTGTCGCTTCAGCATCAGGATCTTCACTCTCGTATAAATCAAGAGTAAGCCTTCTGTAATTATCTAAAAGAATAGTAGCAGCCTTTAATTGATTCTGGTGCGCTGCTTCTTCGTTCTTCATGATCTTCGCTGCTTGCATAATAGCATCAGCAACGTGAGGTCTAATTCTACGTAGAAGCATTAAGAGTTCACGCTCTTTTAGACTTCTGTTTGTTTCTTTACCATCTTTAGGACGACGACCACCAATATTGATATTAGGGTCAGTCATTCCACCAAGTTCTTCTCTTTTCTTGAAAACCAATTTAATCTCCTTTATTTGTATGTCCTGCTTAACAGGATTACTATGTTAGCCCTGCTTATTAGGATTTACGGTGTATGTCCTGCTTAACAGGCTTACTGTGTTAGCCCTGCTTACTTTATACAGGATAGACTTTCGTGCTATAGTGTAATTACACGAAGCATTTAACGGTACTCAGTCGGTGTAGTAACTCTACACAAGTCCTAAGGTAGTAGGACAGTTGGCTAAAGACCTGCGTCTGTTTCGTTTGAATCTACTTCATTAAAAACAGCAGCAGTTTTACCATTAGGGTTTACCAGCATCTGTATCTCTATCTCGCACTCTTCATCTAATTCAACTACAGGAAGCACATAAGCACAATCCTGACAGTTATAACTATCGTTATAGAACTGCGTAATTCTATAGTAACTAGCACAAGTGATACAGGTAGGCATTTATTATTAAAATCCGTAATAAAAGAAATAAAGGTTTACTTTATCGAAAGGTAAAAAAAAAGACTCTTTCGAGCCTTGGTAAGTAATAAATGCTGCTTACTATACTACAGCGTCGATGCCGCCCTAACGGGCCTTACATAAGATTCCTCCTATGTTCGACAGATCTAGCATCAGGGACTTGTACACAACGGTTAATCACCAAATAGGTACAATCCTCTTCCCATCCCAATGGGTTCTTTAAATGGGTTCTTTAAAATTAGTTCCAGTTACTTATCTGGAGTTATGCAAGTTTTGCTTATCTATGATTTACGAGCAAAACAGACATAGCAGGTTTATGAAGATGCAGAGTCTATTCATTTATGTCGTCTAAGCAGGTACTATACGCTTAATATATAATTTTACAAAGACAGTATAAATAGATTTACAATTTCTAGTAAATTATAACATCACAATACTGTATTGTCAAGGTATATGACGTTTGCTATTTCCGAATAGAGAATACAGGTAGATCTCATTGAGAGATAGTGTATTTCCCTAGCACTTTAATAAACTTGAGTTGAAGTTTAGTAAACTTCTTTCTTGCTATCGTTATATCAGATATCACTTCGCGCTTTATCCTACCCTTGTACTTATATTCAAGCACGTAAGAAAAAGCATCTCTTGAATGCGGAGTAATCTTTAAATTACCAGATAAGTTCTTTAGAGACTCTTGAATAACAAAATACTCTTTCTTAGTAATAAGAATAAGGTTATTAAGTCTGTTATTATAAATATCTAAGTCTTTATGAAACACCACCTCTGTCGAGGTAGGGTAGTAGTTATGCACTAAGCACCAAACAAGTCTGTCGTACTTAATCTTTAACCTAATTGAATTTACATTAGTTATAACCATATGCTCTTCATTAGGTAGAAGTTTTCTATACCTGACTTTATCTTTAAGCACAAAGATATCTCCTGTAGAAGGAATATATTCTAGATGCTCAGATATTTCAGATATTAGCATTGTACTCCTTGATGTATCTTAGGTTGTATTCTTGGTTTAATCTTAAGTTTCAATCTTGTAAGTATATACTTTGTACTTCGTTAGAAGATGAAATATACTAAGTATTAGTTAACACATAAGATGACAACAAGATTTAGCACTAAGAAATTAGCACTAAAGTCTTAACACTAGACTTAATAAGACTAAACTTATACTACTAAAGGTTTAGCACTAAGATCTAAGCACTAAGATAAATAATTTACTAAGTTAAATAAACTCAGTCTCTTTCAAGTCAGAATCCTCTATCTAAGATATATACCTTAGATGTAATCTTGTAAGTATATAATTCAACATTGTTAAATAGTTTAATATAGTAAGTATTAGATTAGTGTTAAGGTTTGATCTTAGAATATATATCTGTCGATGTCATCCTGTATACAATATAATTTAATTGTATCATATTTTTGTGGTAAAGTCAAGGTAAGATTTCGGACTAAATTTCACTAACCTATTGCTTTTTCAAAAAGTACTGATATAATCAAAGAGTACCTTAAAAAGAGGTGTAAATAGAAGTACTCAAAAATATATTTTATTTTTTTTATAAAAAGACCTAAACCAATTGACAAGAAGGAGCAAATATGCCTGACTTTAAATATCCAACAGTCCAGATCGAAGCCTATAACCTAGCAGAGTTCTGTACTAAAGTTCAAGAAGCCTTTACTAAAGGATTCAGATTTGATCTAGAGAGTAATACTAACTATCCTACAGCCTTCGGAGCGTACTACTCTGCTGGTATGCAACTAAAGGTAGAACCTAATAAAGAAGTTACTTATAATACTGTTCTAGACCCAGTTCCAGAACAAGAGATTTCTGCTCAAACTGAAGCACAATCACAAGCACAAACCCAAGCACAAGAAGGTGCTACAGGAGCAGAGTACGATCTAAGCCCTAAAACAAGCACCAGAGCCTCTAAGAAGGTATAACTAAGGGCTACCTAGCCAAATGACTTATGAGACGCTCCTAGAGGCTTTAAAAGGCTTCTGGAGGTCTAGAAGAAGGAGTACGTATTGAAAAGAGTAAACAAGACTCAAGATATGCTAGTAAAGAAAGAAAAGTTCGCTAGAGTTCAGTTCCCGCAGTTGCTACCTATGAATGAAAAGCAAACTCAGTTATTAGATGCTCTTAAATACAGTACATTGGTTGCAGCACAGGGTTCTGCTGGTACAGGTAAGACACTTATTTCTGTATGGCACGCTGCTAAGAGGTTGCATTACGGTGATGTTAAGAAAGTAGTCTTGATCAGAGCATATCAACCTCTTGCTGGAAGAAGCATTGGATTCCTCCCCGGTACTCTAGATGAAAAACTCCTTCCGTATTATCAACAACTTATTGATTACTTTGAGGACTATCTAGGTAAGGCTTCTACCGAGATTCACATCAAGAACAAGACTATTGAGATCTGTAGTCTAGAGACAATCAGAGGTCGTAGTTGGAACGACAGTATTATTATAGTAGATGAAGCACAGTCTTTATTTGTACCTGAAGTACAAGCACTAGTTACACGAGTAGGTAATAACTCACAGATGATCTTCTGTGGAGATGATAGCGGTATCCAGACAGATGTAAAGAACACAATGAATGGTCTTACTTATCTTCGTAAGATCTGTGAAAAGTACAAGATTGCTGATAGTACTTTTGTTAACTTTACTAGAGATGAAATCGTAAGAAGCGGTATTACTAAAGAATTCGTAATTGCCTTTGAAGAAGAGTTGTTTGCTGATGCAAGAGGTGAAAGTATCATCTCTATTCAAGATCAAGACAAGCAATTCAAAAAGTCAAGGTGACTTTTCTTGCAATACGAGAAACCTATTTGTTTCTCTTGCAGTTCAAGAAATCAAGGTGATTTCTCTCTTAATACGAGAAACTTATCTGTTTCTCTTGCAGTTCAAGAAATCAAGATAACAAATCTAATCTAACTAACATAAAGGATACCAATGCCTAAGCACTACTTAAATATCACAAAGACTAATAAGACTCTTTCAAGTCAGAATCCAACAAGTAAGATTCTTTCAAGTCAGACTCCTTCATCTAAGTCGTTTAACTCTAGTAAGAAAAATCACGCTTTCGCTAAAGGTCACGAAGAAGAGATTGAACTAGAAGAAGAATCACCTACTGCACTAGGTTTCTTTCAAAGATTCCGACAGAACAGATGCTTAATCGTACCTATTGACGAAGGCGTTAAGGAAGCATCTTACTATAGGTCAGTTACTTATGGTATCTCAGAGTTATCAGAAGGTGATATCGTAGAGTTTAACATTAACTCTCCCGGTGGGAATCTAAACGGTCTGATTGCACTTCTATCTGCTATCTCAGAAACAGATGCTCACGTAATCGCTAACATCACAGGTGAATGCCACAGCGCAGCAAGTATCCTTGCTCTTAACTGCGATGAGATTAGAGTCTCTCCGCATTGCACTATGCTAGTTCACCATGTCTCATTCAGCACAGGAGGCAAAGCCGCTGATATCAGAGCATACGTAAATCACCTTAACGAGAACACAGAAGAACTTCTACGTAAGACTTATACTAATTTCCTAAGCGAAGTAGAGATTGAGAATGTCTTGAATGGTCTACAACTCTGGCTAGACGCTGATGAAGTTATCTCTAGACTAGAAAAGAAACAAGAGATCGAGTATAAAGAGTTTGAAGAAGCAAAAGAACTTAAACTAAAAGAACTCGCTGAAGAAATGGAAGACCTCGAAGAAGAGATTATTAATCTTCCTAAGTCTAAACCAAAAAAGAAGAAGTCATAATAACTAGCCCTTGGACTAACCATCCAAGGGTGTTTTTTTTATTTTAAACTATACTAATTTATACTTTCAAGGTTTACACAAAGGTTTTATATACTAAATATCAATACTGACTTATATTAATGTATTCTTAAGTAACTTCTGTAGTGTTAAACCTTTATCTGTATTTATTTATACTTGTTTATTTCAGTTATCTTACTCTTATTGATAATCTATTTGCATTAATATATGCTAATATCATCTATCTTTCTTGAGAATGATTTTGCAATAACAACTTTGCTTACGTTTTGTTCACGCTTTGGTTAAATAAGTTTGTTAATTATGGTAGTTTATACTTGCAGTATGGACTATAGGCTTGACAGTCTCTACCCTTCTCTTTTGTCAATCATATTAAAATTCCAAAATATCAATACTAGATTACCTTCGAATACTCTCGGTCTAAAATTTTTATTAATATATACTAGTATCTCAGATACTATATATAGTATCTACAACCCCCGATATACTATAGTAAAACCCCCGAATGATACTATCCATTCGGGGGCTGATATATTACCTAAACTTGCCGATGATACCCTTTGCGATTATGTAAGCGAGTGAGATAATGCAGACTAAAAGGGTTATCGCGTAGAGTATAAACGCCAAAGATAACCCTCCGAAAATCAGAATTAGGATTGTGCAGAGAATCATTCGACAACCCTCCGATATACCCTCCGATATACCCTCCGATATACCCTCCGATATACCCTCCCGATACTATCCGGTCGCATTATGCTCGTGCCATCATAAAAACCCGCTCGGCCTTTTTCTTGCCCGAGCCATGCACCGGAAAAGCGACGATCGAGCGTCGATTCTGATTCTGACATAATCCACAATTCGAGCATGTGACAGTATCCGACGATACCGCAGGGCAGATAACAACGGGTCGCCCTGCTGGGGTATAGGATAACCGGGGATGGTCTATCGGCACAATTGAAACAACAGGGCCAGCCTGCAGTTCTGCTAGGGTATCGGCGTGCTCGAGACTATTTGCCGATAGATTAACGGTGAATCCGTTGGTGTTCGCCTTGTCGATACTCGCCCAATTCGAGCGGGAAACAGCGTCAGAACCCTCGATGCGGTGGTGCGTGTAGGTGAACCCGCGCTTACCCTTGTTGGCGCTTGTGAGGGCTTCTAGGGCGCATGCGTCGATGGTCTGAGCATTGTGCAGGAGATCCCCTGCGACGTTCATGCGCCAGAGGGTGCCACGTGGCAGGGCTTGGATCTGAGTCAGCATCTCATCATATGACCCGGCTTGCTCGCCCTTGGACACCCTACGCCAATGCAAAGCCACCATCCCGGTCTCCGCATAGCACCCTGAACCCTTAAGCGGGCAGTTACTGGGGCACGACGTTGATTCGGTCATTGTGACGGGTATCGGGCCAGTCTTCGAATTCGAAGAAACACGGGTGAATTTTACGTAGTCTTTTCGCATGGTATTGTCCAAAAAGGGAAGAAACCACCCCTATGGTATAGGGGGGGGGGGGGGGGGTTATGTCATCAAGCCTTTATGATTCGAGCATATGCGCTGGTCCGGCTTGTTTCAACCGAGTAACCCTCTGCCTTAATGCTTAGGATTCGATCACGTGCAACGTGCCGGGGTGCATCGAATTTTGCAGAACCAGAACGAGTCCAAACAAGAAAATAATCCTTCTTCGATTGTTCTGACCTAGGTTGACCACCCTTGAGATACTTTGTTACACCAGTCCGGCCATTCAATTTTCGGGTGCTACCGTCTGCCTTGAGGAATTCTATTGTCACCCAGCACCCGCGCTCGACTGCTTGCGTGGCAGTAGCAGAGAATGGTGCAGCATCGGTAATATATGGGGTATTCATTTTTGATTATCCTAGAGTTTAGAGTTTAGATTATAGGGGGGGGGGTTAATAAATCAGGGCATCCAGCCCGTGGAGAATCATAGCAGACAAGGCCAGCCCGATGGCGATAGCGCAGAAAATACTGGCCGCATTATCGTTGGCGAGAATTCGATTCATTCGATTAGCGCGTTTCATTTTGAACCCTCAAAAGATGCCCGGATTGATTCCGCTTCAATTTTAGATTGTCCAAAGTATAAGTGGCCGTTGATACCCTCGGCGCACCAGTCACACACACCAAATTCGATTTGCTGTTCTATATTCAAATCAGAAAACGATGGGCAAAGATATTCATACGCTGATTTCATAATCGCTCCTTTTTTCGTCTCAACCGTTGAGCCGATAACTAGACTTTATCACACAATCCAAACCCTGCAAGACTTATTTTTTGTAGGGTTATTCGGTGCGATTCTGACCCAACTAGAAAAGAACAACGCGCGCGCACACGTAGCAAAATCCATGCCAGAAAATCAATCCCCAACTTATCCACACCTTGTGGACAGTTTGTTGATAACCCTAAGTTTCCCCTATGGGGCTGGCTGTTGATAACGTGTGAAAAGCCGCAGGACGCTCTAAGTTTATTTTTGAATGGCAGGGTATCGACTCGAGCGAAAACGCGCCCTAGGGCCTTCTGGGTGCCTTCTAGGGCCATGCAGGGTTAACCCTAGGATGCCAGAATCGGGCTTGCTGGCTGTTCGTTGGCATGGATCTTGCTAGGCTCTCCGATTATCTCAAACAGTATATACTAAAGCCAGATACCATTATGTATTCGGTATATACTAAAGCGAGATATCATTATCTCAAACAGTATATACTGTTCCGGTATACCCTTATCTTCTTCGATTATCCTCTTCGGTATATACTAAAGCCAGATACTAGTATCTCCGACCTATAACATTATCTCACCGATACCCCGAAAGGTCTTCTATAATACCCGAGATAAGTCTTCTATAATACCCGAGATAAGTCTTATATAAGACTTGAGATACTATACTAGTATCAAACAGATAATATTATCAGTATTAGGGTTTTCCCTTATTTTGGCCCCACCCCGCCTCGAAGATCACTTTTTGCTCAGGTTGGTTTTCCTTTTCTGGTATACCCTAGACTGCCAAGGGTTTTTTGATCTAAACCAGCCAAGGGTTTTTTAGCCTTGTTTTGAGTCCCTGATATAGTCAATTGCAGTCTCTGAAATCTTAAGGGTACAAATCCATGTTTGTGAATTCAGTCTTTTGTCGATGCTCAGGAAAGCCTCAAGTTCAACAAGAGCAGCCTTCTGATGTACTTTAGTTGGGTTGCCCTCT